CATTGTCGCTACTCAGATCTGTCACTGCCTTAATGACCTGACGTGCCTCCAGCTCAGTTGCTGATGGGTTGCTGGCAATCGCCCGGACGTTACTCAAGGCGTCATCAATGAACATGCGCAGGCCACTCTTTGCCGCATCAATCTGCGCCTGAGATGGGTTGCTGCCCAGCTCAAATTTCAGATCCTCAACGCGTGTGCCGGGACGCAACAATTCAGCACCAAGGCTAAATGCACGCTCCTCAGCCAGCTTGTCACCACCAATAGCGACCGCTGAACCGTATGGCTCGACTGCGCCTGAGATTGCATCACGCAGCTCATTTGCTAAACCGGCATAGCGCGATCCCGCATTTGTCAGGCGGCCATACTGATCAACATTTTGCTCATATGCGATTTTACCAAGCGCCTTCTTGATTTCATCAAGCTGCTGCACGTTTGGCATCTCAATGAATTTTACGCTGCCATCATCTGCAACCTGCGCCATAATCTGCTGGTTTGTGATGTTGCGATACTCCATGTCGGCATTTGCCTCGGCAATCGCATCACGCAAGACCTTTGGATCAATCTTATTGATGCGCGCCAAAACGCCCTCAATCGCACGACCCTGATCTGTAGCATAGTCAATCGGTGTGCTGTATGCCTCACCATAAGCCTGCTCGCGCTGAGGCCGTGTGCGCTCTGCAATCTCATTAACCGCTGTGCGTGGCCCTTCTGGGGGCTGACCCAGAGCCTGATTGAGAGACTGTTCAACAGCCTCTCCAGTGCGGGACATACGCTGGTCAATTGCTGTCCGAACTGTTCGACCTGCTGGGCCTCCAGAAATGTTTGCAGCATCAAGCAATGCCTGGGCTGCTGGGCCGGCATCTGCCAGCATAGCCTCAGATCCAGCGCGTTGCAGGTTCTGCATTGCCGCCTGAATATCGCCGCCCTGATCAAATGTATTCTTGATTACCTTCGCGGCGTCGCGCGAGATACCCAAGGATGATGCAATTGTTCCAATGTCGCTGCGCTTAAATATGCGTGCAATATTTGCAATACCCTCGGCTGCGATTGGTGCCGCACCGCCAAGGATGCCGCCAGTGCCAAATCCGATTGCCGCACCGCGTCCAGCTTCTTGCATGCGACTTTCCGCGTCGGTGCCTTCGCCGGCACCATAAATGCCGCCCTCAACTAGACCAGCGGTTGCACCTAATCCAGCGCCGCGTGTAACTTGTGCTGCCCGGGTACCTCCACCAATTGCTGCGCTCGCAGCTTTGGGGATAAGGCCCCCAGCGAGAGCCTGCGCTCCCGCTAGTTCCGCAACTGTACCAGCTACACCGCCAGCGACATTAAGACCAAGTGTTTCGCCTGGGCGTTGACGTTGCATTGCGCCTGATAGAGCGCGTGCGCCTGCCTTAGCCTCTGGGCCAAGTGCGGCACCAAGCGCCTCATCTAAATATGACCCTGCGAATGGTACGCCGCGCACATATTCACCAGCACGCGCCGCAACAGGGTATTGTTCAATCAAGCTCTCATCAATCGACTGGCTTGAAATCTCGCCTGCGGTCATGCCGCTGAGCGCCTTATTCACCTTTTCTGGATCTGTCGTGCTGTATCCCGGCGACACCAAATATTTCTGACCATTTGGGCGCTCGAACACGCGCGTCTTACCCTCGCGCGCAATCAGGCGCGGCACTGTTGCTAAGTCTGTTGCCTCCGCAATACGGCGGGCTTCGTCAGCGCTTTCAGCTCGAACCTCGAACTGAACACCATCGCGGGTCACTGGATAAGATTTTTTAGCCATTAATATGGTTCCCCTACTTGCGTTCCGCCTTGTGCTGCTGGCTGATTTGCTGGCGCTGATTGGCCATAATAGAAAGAGCTTGCGACTGGATCGTTTTCGATCTTTGTCATAATGCGCTTAATTTCTAGCAGGTTTTTCTTTAAGCGATCTGGGCTAGTTGATTGATCAATGTTACCATATGCATTGATCAGCAAATTCAATTCTTTCTCCGAAACCGCGCCGAGGGCGCCCCCTGTTTTTGATGCATCGCGCATTTGCTTCAATCGGTCAAATGCAATGTTTGCCTGCACAGATGCCAGCTCATTTCTAAAATCAACGGCATCCTGATTTACGCCAAGCCTTCCAAGCAGGTTCCCTGCAATACCCGCTTCTGGCAAATTAAATAACCCACCTTTATCAAGTTTTCCGACGAGGTAATCAATAGACCCGGCCACAACAGCTTCTTTCTGCGCGGCCTGCTGGCCTGCGACTTCTTGGCGCTTCTCTGCTGCTGCTGCCTCTTCTGCCGCCTTTCCACCGGGGATAGGCACAAAGCGCACGCCAGCCTCTGATGTCGGATCCTCAACGATAACATAATCTCCGGCAACCTTAGCACCTGCGCCTAGATTGATGTTTGTGCCGCCCTTACCAAATGCCTGCTGCATCGCTTGATCTTTCGGCACACCCTGCGAAATCAGGAATTGATAGTTCTGCATTGCGCTTGTCGTATCAGTCGGTGCCAGCTTCTTACTCAAAATAGCAGACATGACGTTTGACGCGATGCCTGGGTTTTGCTCAACCATCGCCGCAACCTCTGGATACCCATTGTTGCGCAGCCATTCAACAGTCTTGTTCATGCTTTGCGATTTAACACGCTGTGCGCCACGCGCTCTGATTGCCTCGCCTGCGCGCATCTCCGGCATGATCAGCGGATCAAGCGCCGCACCAAATGCCTCGATGCCTGACAGGCCAGTCTCTGGGTTGCGCTGCGTCGCAAAGTCAACGAGGCCCATCAAGCCGCCGCGCTTTTGCATCGGTTGTTGCTGATCCATAACGTCATCGCCTTTCACATATCCGCCCATGATGCTCTGGACGTAGCCTTGTGTTTCTTTGAATGGTGGGATGCCACCGTATTTCTTAACATTGCCGGGGCCGGCATTGTATGCCGCCAGGCCAAGCATTGGATTTCCGAATGTGTCAATCTGCTGCTTCAGGTAACGCGCGCCGCCATATAGGTTCTGGATTGGATCTCTTGGGTCAACACCCAGATCCTTTGCCGTGCCGGGCATGAGCTGAGCCAACCCCATCGCGCCCTTTGAGCTGACTGCGCCTGGGTTGAAGCCGCTTTCCTGTTTAACCAGTCGCACAAAAAGGTCAGGGTCAACCCCAACCTCCTGCGCAATTCGTCTTGCCTCGGCCTGATAATCCATTACGCCGCATTCTCCAATTCACTCGCCAATCCTGCGTAGTTGACGCGCAGATAGCCGTCATCACCGCGCACCACCAAGTGCGGATGCGTTTCCTGCAACTCATCAGCAATAACGCCGAATGTTGGCTGCGCTGGATCTGCGACTTTCTTACCGGCCTCGTTCCAATCCCATGTGTAGAACTTAACGCCGCCCTTCTCGCCTTTTGGAGCGATGTTTGTTTTGAGGCGGGCGTCTGACATGAAAAATGGCGCAACTTGTGCACCAAGCTGCAAATAGTTAGTCAAGCCGGGCTGCATTGATTGCGTCGTTGTGCTGACGTTTGGCGCAGCGCCAAGTGCCGCCAGTGGTGCCTGCAGCGATGCCATAGGTGCGTTTGTATAGCCAGCAAACTGACCCTTTGCCGCGTCGATCAGCGCCTGCTGGATGCCCTGCTGCAATAAACCCTGCTGCGCTTGGTTTTGCTGGATTGTCTGACCGATGCCAAACGCCTGCTGACCAAGCCCTGCCATTTGCTGAGCCGCATTCAACCGCGCCGTATTTGCCGCCATCTGGTTGGCGATGTTTTGCTGCTGCACATTCATGCCAGCCTGCGCGCCAAACTGGTTTGCCGCTGTCTGCGCCGCCGCGTTTGCCGCATTGATTTGCTGCTGACGTGCAAGGTTTGCCGCCTGCGCGCCGTACTGGCTTTCTGCGCCAAAACGCTGTGCGGCCTGCTGAGCTGCGACGTTTGCTGCCTCGGCTGCTGTTTGCTGACCAACATCAAACTGAGCTGCACCAAGTGCCTGACCGTAGCCCTGCTGGCGCAACTGCGCGGCAGTGTCTGCGGCAGTCTCAGCAAATCCGCGACGTGTCTCTGCGCTCTCCAAAGCAAAACGATCACCGCCAAATGCGCCGGCCTGCGTTGCCTGCGCACCAAGTTGGTTTAGCGATTTCTGCTGCTGGCGATTAATATCGCGCATGGCGGTGTCAATCACCTGCTGCTGGTACGGGTTTTGGTATTGACCAATGTTTGTTCCCGCAAGCGTGTATGTCTGCTGCTGAGCAGGTTCATAACCAACTGCCCGCTGCGTGCCAGCAGATTTTTGCATCACGGCATCGTACCTTTCGGGGCGCATTGTCATTGGGCGAAAGCCCATCGCCTGCCCAGTTGTCCCCAGCGCGCCCTGCAATGCGCTTGACGCCGCTGTATTTACATTGAAGTCGCCGCCTGATGATGCGCCCATTTTCGTTATTCCTTCTTGTTAAAGCCCGAGAAAGCCGCCAAAGCCGCCAGACGCTGCACCAGAGGTGCCAGAGGTGCCAGAGGTGCCCGCAGACCCACCGCCCTTACCTGATCCTGTCGGGACAAATAGCTCATCAATCGCACGCTTCTGCCCTGGGCGCTCTTGCCCTAATGTATCAAGGGATTGCTCAAACAGTGGTGCGGACGAATATCCCTGAACGCCACCGGCAAACGTCTGCGGTGCTGGCATGCCTGTTATACTTGACCCCGTTGGCGTCGCCATACCAAATGCCGACGCTGACTGCGCCGTGTTCTGCATGGCCGCCTGCTGCATTGGCGTCAGTGCCGCCACGTCTGGGCCATAGTATGGCACATAACCAATCTTAGATATATCCTCAGCGCGTGCGAGGTTTGCCTTTGCCGGCTCCTCAATCCACTCTGGCACCTCAACTGTTGAGGTTTGAGATCCGCCTTTTCCGCCTGACATTATTCAAACTCCTTAATGTATGACGCGTGTATCTGCGTCCAACCGTATTCCGCTAAAGGCTTTTTCCAGCCAATTCGACCAGAGATCGTTGCCGCTGTGCAGCCCTGACCTTTTGCCCACTCTATCACATCTTTGTGCATATCCAAAATCTGTTGCATCTCACCGCCGCCAAGAAACACATGGATATGCTTTTTCTTAGGATATACCACAATTTCAGTGACAAGACACCCCTGCTCGCCCGGCCAAAGCTGCATACGCCCACGCATCACAGCCTCGATAATATCAACAAAGTCATGCGTATTGCCGGAGTATTCAAGCGCACTCTCGATCCACTTGCGGCAACGCATTAATTCCCCAAGTAAGTCATTCATTATCCATGTATCCTCGTGATTGATATTGTTGACGCAGGCGCGGCAGGGCAGAACGCAGTCGCAGCCGTTGCATCAAGAAATCCATTCGTGTCGCTCACAGCCCAATACGCCTCCAAGTAGTCACCCGCTGATACCTCAAATATTGAGCTGCGGCTAACGACAAGTCTCGCGCCATTGTTTTTCAAGGTGTTCACCATAGTTGACCCGTCAACATCAACGCCATTAATGCGTGGCCAAAAGTAAAAGTCAACGCTGGATGATGACCCTGCACTGATCTGCGCAGAAAAGCTGATGACGTACTCGCCAGCCTCATCGAACACAATGCGGCTTGCTGGCGTGCCGTTTGATATGCCATTGTTGATGGATGACGTGTACGTTAAAGCATACGCCGTATTGGCTGCCGCTGCGGTTTGGTCAGTCGTGATTGCACCAAGGTAGCGGCCATCCTCAAGAACGATCTGCGTCCACACGCCGTTCTTACTTACAACTGGGTATTTGTTTGCACGATCCCACATCAAGATGCCATCGTCAGGTGCGCGCTCGTCGCCTGTCTGTTGGACAAGTGCAGAACGGGTTTGGCTAAGATATGTCGCCAATCGACGCGCCCATGTCATCCAGTCATTGCCCTGCGGCGTTGGTGGCTGATATTGCTGCGTCATCTGCGACCACCAGCAACAGCGTCAATGCGGTTAATACCCACACGCCAATCGGTCAACTGGTCACCCTCAATGCGCATTCTAATCTGCCGCCCAGAAAAACGAACAGATGTCGGGTTGGTCATTGTGTACGGCCCGTATGTGCGTTCTGTTCCATTGGGATAGAACCGCGACTTAAATGTGGTTGTCACATCGCCCTGCGTTTGTTCGTCAGGGACAAGCCGTGTTACCTTCATGATCTGATCGCCAGACGCAATGCGGATTGGGCCTGTCTCAGCGTATGGGGTCAAGCCGTGATAGTTATAGCTGATTTCGTGTTCGTAAATCTTGTTGTCGCTTGGGTCAGCCATCATTGGGTATTGGAATGGGCCACGGTCACACCCAGCGGTACGCGCCATTTCACCTGTCATCCAGATGTTTTCGACATAGTTCCAAGACACATAGCGGTCATTTTCCAGCGACCCTGCGCTTGGATAGAACCACCACACTTCGTTGTATGTGGAATTTGTTACCGCACAGACTTTGGAAATCTGCGGACGGTTGATGTCGTTGAACACATAGTCCGACACCTCGCATGGCAATTTCTGTACTGCGCCGCCGTTATACACAAAGAAGCTGTTGACACCCATCCATGCCACACCGCCATCGAATGTTGCCGCACAATGCTTAGACACGCCGCCACAGGCCGAACCAGCGCGCTCAAATGAATAGACGTATGGTGGGCCAATATATTTGGCAACGTGCATGTCACGGGTGGTCAGGATCATCGTTTCGCCGTTTATGCCGTGACCAAGAAGAATATCACCAGATGTGTCTAATTCAAAGCCACCAGCCTCGTTGGTTGTCGCTGGTGTCCATGTGGTGTTGTCTTCGCGGTCTGACCATTCGACACGTCTTGGATTGCCATCTGCGCCCAGCGCAAATAGGAACCGTTCCTCTGTCACGACAATGCCTGATGCGGATGGTGCGCCCGATACCGCTGCGGCAGGGGTTGGTGTGGTAAAATCAAGCTGCCATTCGTAAATGGTTTTATCTTCGTCGCTAAGAGCGATTAGGTACTGGCCCCATGTGTCTAACTGCCAAGATGTTGCGGGTAGAATGTTCCCAATCTGCGGACGCGCCACGCCATAGCCGTAATACCCATAAAAGCCGCCACCATAGCCTGTGAATGCCGCAGCATCGACACGGCCCGCTGTTAGACCCGCTGGGGTGATGTCAACGATATCTGTGTTGGGTTGCCAGACATACAGCTTATTGTATGTGCCGCCGACAATGTATTTGTTACCTGTGTTATCTTCCCAGTTGATAAGCCCACGCACTTCGGCATTGGCTGCATCATCGGAACGCTTACGCCAGCCCTTAACGGGACGCATACAGCCATCGTGCCAGCGGACAAGGCTTGCGTCACGCCAGCGACCCTGCGCTTGCATATCTGTGCCATTTCGATAAACGCCAGCGGGGATGTCTAAATCAATCAGCGGCATGTGAACCCTCTATATAGTTACAGGCAATATAGCACATCGGGTAACAAATGCAAAAGGCCGCGTTGATGCGGCCCAATGCGTGATTTGTTTGGTTATATTACATCGCTGCAATGATGAACGCCAACAGTTCAGGGTAACGCACACCCATGCGGTCACGCTGCACTGCACCCTCTGGGGCTTCTTCCTGTGTTTCGTGATGGTGTGTCACTGTGCGCTCTGGCTGGGCTTCTGTGACTACGTTGCCTTCATCGTCTAGTTCTTCAGCAACAGCAGGGATAACCTCTGTGCTTTCCCACCATTTGGTGTGAATAAACATAGCATAGTCACCAGCATCTAAGCCCTCTGCTGCAAATGCAGCTTGTAAGTCCTGTGCAATGATACCAAAGTGAATACGGGCATCGTCACCCTTTTCAGCTACAGCATCTTTCCAGCGGAACTTACGCAGTAGACCTTTTGCAGCTACAGCTACACGGCGTTCAGCTTCATCCAATTCAGCAATGTCTTGCTTTTCACGCTCATCAGATGTTTGGATTGTGCCGTTGGTGGCGTAGATGTCATCAAATCGGGCTGATGTGGAGCCTATATCAACTACGTTATCAGCATTAGTTCCAGATCCGTTACTAGGTAGTATCTGCTTGGCGTTGTCATATAGTTTTAAGCCAACACTACCTGAGTTGATGTTCAAACGGTCACCATCACTGACAGAGAGGCTCCCCACAGTGACGGAGCCTTTGCGAAACAGTGCAATGTCGCCGTCTGACACTAGACGGTTCAAGAACAGCGGAATATTGCCGCTACGGGTAAACAAGCCCAACCCTGACGCATGCAGCTCAGCACCGACAGTAGTTGAATTTGAGCTAGTTTTATTGATAAACACATCGCCTGTTGCTGGATCAATCCTCATACGCTCAACAAGATTGCCGCTTTGGTCATCAAGATTGAATGTCAGGGAAGCACCAGCCCCCGTCGATGTGCGTGCAATAGTGTCGATTGACGCATGCAACCTTGGCCCAGTCGCACTGCTATCAGAACTATAAAACCCCAAGCGACCCCAAGGTGCTGTGGTTGACCAATCTGACCCACTGTCTTGCGTTGAAACCCGAACTTCAACTGGTGTTGGGGATGACCTTCCAGTGGTCTTGCTAACTTCAAGACCATTTACATTAGGACTGCTTGTGCCTATTCCTACATTGCCTGACGGGTCGATGCGCATACGTTCTGCTTCAGCACCGCTATTAGCTGTTAAAAAACGCAGGGTAGTGTTGTCTGTGCTAGTCGATCCCGCCGTCAAAGATATTGTCTCAGTACCTGTTGAGGATAAAGCCCCATAGACGTTGCCAGCGGATGCCTCCAAAACAGTAAAACCACCAGCCGTTGAATTGCTAGGCTGTTGTATGGTACAAATGCCTAAGGTTGAGCTCGTACCTATCCCGACTTTATTATTCGTGCTATCCACATACAGCGTGTTGGTATCGACAGTAAGGTCGCCCGTAACATCCAGCGCAGGAATTGCAGCATTGCCGCTTAGATAATCATCCAAGTCATCAAGGTTGTCATTGATGTAGCCACCCCACAGGTCTTCGTCAGCCCCGACGATTGGCTTTTTCAAATTCAAATTCGTTGTATTCGTAGGCATGTAAAACTCCTAAACCGTGGCCCAACCAAGGCAGACATTTCCAAATTGTAAGGGGGAAGGACGCGCTTGGCTCTTAGGCCACATTCTGCCACACTTCAGGCGTTGACGCAACAGGTGTCCATATTTCTGGTGATGACGGTTGATCTGTCCAGATTTCTGGCGTTCCCGCCTCTGGCTCCCACTTTTCAATCGCATTCGCGGCAAACGCGCTGGTGAACGTAATTGATGCGCCTTCGTCAAAGATACGCACGCAGTCGCCAGTAACACTTGCCGCCATGCCTGTGCTTGCAGTGAACAGATAGACAGCTTCAGCACGCGCCACTGTCGTTGCAGTTGGTAAGGATGTGCCGTCACACTCGCGCACACGCTGCCCTGATGCGGTGTTCGTTGCGGATGCAGCAGTTGTCGCGCTGGGCTGTTTTATGCGCTCACAGGCCGATGTGGTGGACGCTGACGCGCTTGTGCTTGCAGATGCCGCCTTGATCGATACAACCGCACCAGATGTTGACGTAGATGCCGCAGTTGAACCAGATGTTTCGCGGACGCGCTCATTGCCAGATGTTACGGCTGACGCAGAAACGACAATCGTATCTGACAGGCGCACACGAACAGATGCCGCGGCAACACTGGATGACGTGATGACCGTGCTGATGCCTTCGGTGATGGTTCCATCTAGGCCATAGACCCTGACACCGTAGTTCCCAGTGCCAAAGCCTGTGCGGTACGTCACGTCAGCCATTGGATTAATCCAGTGTTACGTCAAGGTCACCCGCTGGCACGCGCAATACATCGCCCGTGTCGATTGCTTTAGATGTGGTCAATGCGGCGTATGCAATCATGTTACCACCAGTTACAGCATCGAAAATCGCAACGTGCGTCACAGTGCCGTATGATGCAGTCGCAGTTGGAAACTCAACCGCCCCGCTGTTTGATGCTGTATTCCCAGAAACAGTCATGGAAACAGACTGACGCGCATATGCTGTGCCAGATGTGCTGACTTCTGTGCCGCTTGCATCTTCTGCTGGGTCAGACGTGAATAGCGCAAGGTATGTCGCGCTGGGCCGTGTTGGGCTGCTCAATGGGTCAAGGATCCAGTTAAGAACCAGCGTTTCGGCGTTGTTGGAAAAACTCATCTCAGTAAGCCCTTATTTTTAAGCGACGGCCCGCGCCGCCAAATTTCGATTTTTCGCTTTCTGCATTTATAGCATTAATCGCGTTCTGTTGCAAAGCCGCCCATGTCTGGATGCGGCTATCCTCTTGCAGATAGGGCGCAGAGTGAATAAGTGCGCTATACAGGTAAGCATCTGGAAAATACGTCAACAGCCAGTTTGTCGGCTCTGACACGCTCAGCGCAGGCGTGCGCGCATAATAATACAGCTCAACGTCGTATGTCCCATCCGGCACAGGGTAAACCTCAATCTCGCCCGCCGTGATCGCGTAATACGCAGGCTTGCCGGATGTATCCAGGTTGCGATACTTTCGATCCAGCAACTCGGCTTGGCTGATTAGCTCAAGGGGGCGCGTGTCGTTTGACGTGATGTAAAACCGAATGACCTCCAGGAAATCAGCCGGGATCGCGCTGTACTGCGTGTCAAGCTCAGCCGTGCTGCGCTTTTCCATGCGCCAGTGACGCACTGAGCGATTGATGTCAGCCTCGGCCAGCGAAATGAACGTCGGGATGGTTGCAGCCAAGTCATCGCGGTTCAGAAAATCCGCGATTGCCGATTGCAAGTCTGCGTAGTTTGTTATTGCCATTACATTTGTTCCTCTTGCGACAGCAGGCCGGCACCAACTGGGGCCGTCATTGCTGCAATCATCCAAGTTGGGGCGTTTGCCTTGCGAGCCGCCTTGATTAGCTCAGGTGTTATAGCTCCGCCGGACAGCAACTGCCCCGCGTATCTTAATGCACCTTCGCGCCCAAACCTACGTTCAATTTCTGTAAACGTGTCAATTGTCTCAACTGCCATATCGTCAATGCGCTGCTTCGCACGCTTGGGGCTTCCCTCATAAACCTTGTAATCCGCACTGTTCATCAGCAGGCCGCCGCCAGTCCCCTTGGCGCGCTGCTCTGCCGCCAGATCTCGATAGAACAGATTGGCTGGGATCCCGCGAGAGCCGACCAAGAATGTGTCAGCATCACCAACCTTGTCAATCCCGGTGTCGTATGTTGTTGACATCGTCGGGTCAGTTGCATGCGCACCACGCTGCACGTCTGGCGTGAAGCCGCGATAACCGACAGTCCCCCAGTCCATTCCGATCTGAGCCTCATCAGCCGCCGCCAAACGCGCGTCAGACACGCGCGGCACGCCCATTTTTTGTAATCCAGCCTTGTCCATACCCTTCAAGAAATATGCGCGCTGCGTTCCGCTTGGCATGGCCCCGATGTAGTCCTGGACTGCATTTGGATTTGCAACTGACGTAAAGTCTGTGAATGGATATGTCGTGACGCTTTTCGTTTTTGGCGTGCCGTCTGCCTTTAGGACAACATTCCCCGCATCATCAAGCACCTTAACGCTTTTCGGGACGCCTATCTTGCGAATAGCCTCATCAACCTTTGGAATGTCTGATTTTGCAATTGGCGCGTGCTTAAACATCTCACCAAATAAATCGGCCGATAAGTGCCTTGAAAAATCGCCAGACTTCTCACCCATCATCAGCGACATGTAATACGGGTCTTGCGAATTTAACGCCTCATTCAGTTTTGAGTTTGTGGCGGATGCAGCCCCCGCATACCCCTGACCCGGTACGTCAATATATTCAAAGCCGGCCAGTGATTTTACTGGATTTTCAAAAACATCATCCTGAACAGACGTAATTACTCTGCGCC